GAACTCCGCCCAGATTGGCAGTTCCGGGAACTCCGCCCAGATTGGCAGTTCCGGGGACTACGCCCGGATTGGCAGTTCCGGGAACTCCGCCCAGATTGGCAGTTCCGGGAACTCCGCCCAGATTAACTGCACTGGAAACGATTCCGTGATTTGCTGCGCCGGACATGGCTCTGTGGTAAAAGCGCCAATTGGCTGCTGGATTACACTTGCAGAGTGGAAATACGATGGAGCAAAGCAACGATACGTTCCGGTATGTGTGAAAACGGAGTATGTCGATGGCGAAAAAATCAAGGCGGATACACCGTACACGCTGAAAAACGGGGAGTTTGCGGAGGTAAAGCCATGAAAGTTCTGATAGCCTGCGAGGAATCGCAAACCGTGTGCAAGGCGTTCCGGGCGCGGGGGCATGAGGCATATTCCTGCGATATCCAGGAGCCGTCCGGCGGGAAACCTGAATGGCACATTTTGAAATCAAACGCCCGCCCCAGAGTTGGTGCTATGTGGAGGAACAGTAATGGCCTTACGTAAACTTGCTCTGATGCACCGTTTTTTTGGCGTTTTGGATGGGCATACGTGCCGGGAGTGTAGCAACTTCATAAAGGGCAAGTATCACGATAAAGTGCTTTGCAAATGCAAAGTATACGGGCTTACCCATAGTAAAGCGACGGACTGGGCGGGACGATGGATGGCTTGTGGGGCATTCAATCGGGCAATAAGCCGCCAGCCCCTTGAGAGAGAAGTCGTCCCGGAACGGAAGCGGAAAGAGGCCGACAATACGCCCATTGATGGGCAGATTAGTTTGGAGGAATTGAAATGAGTGATTACATAAGCCGGGAAGCGGCGCAAAAAGCCTTTGAAAATACAGATGCGGATGTATGTGAAAGCTACCCGGACGGAGCCTGCGATTGGGGCTTTGGGATGAAAAACATTCAGGAAGTGATAGATGGAATTCCCGCCGCCGACGTGGAGCCGGTGCGGCATGGGAACTGGAATATCCGGCTTGCAGATGAAATGACCCTCTGCCTGGAATGCTCCATCTGCGGGCGCAAGGTAGACAATATCGACTTGCACCACCTGCTGGAAGCCGGAGAATACGGCGAGGCTTGCCGGAGATATCCGTATTGCCATTGCGGTGCAAAAATGCGTTTGGAGGAGTAATCATGGATTTGTTTATGAAAACATCAATTTTTGGAGCTGCGTTAGCGGACGTTTACAAAGATGAGGAAGATCGTGAGCTACCGGCACTCCCAAAGATGTATTTGGGCGGCGATTTCACGGAGGATTTAACCGCTATGCTGTTCGCAATGCGCGTTGTTGCGGGGCGAATTACCCATAACAATTGGGATATTTTGGAATTTACACACGTTTTGAACACGCTCGCTGTTCAGCACCTCTTGGAGGATAAGGAGGATAAGGGCGATGACGATTGACCGAGCAATTGAAATTCTTGACCCGGGACACCGGGAGCATTACGACGGCATGGACGAGGTGAACGAAGCCTGCCGAATGGGCATGGAGGCGTTGGAACGGGGGAGAAATGCCGTCCCCGTGGTAAGGTGCCGGGACTGCATTGCATTTGAGGAAATAGGCAAGCACCCCACCAACAAAGGAGGAACGCCATTTGGGTATTGCTATCATTGGCAATATGAGCAGGGCATGTCCCCTAACGAGGTAGACGGCGATGATTTTTGCAGTTATGGGGAGCGAAAGGAGGATGAAAATGGAAGAACTTAACGGCTACACCCCACCTGCCAGCTTGAATTTAAGCGACTTTCAGGATGCTATCGGCGATGCCGTAGTACAGGCAATTATAAAAATTGGTATCCGGGTGAATCGGGAAGAACTTCTGAAAGCTCTGAAATATGATAGGGGGCAGTACAAGGCGGGGTATGATGCTGGTTTCGCAGACGGGTTCATTGAAACGCTCCACATAGTTCGGTGCAAAGACTGTATCCACCGGCAGGGGGACGAAAACCCTATGTGTATGCTGCATACCGAGCCTTACCCAAATGTCAGAGGCTACAAGGGCGAGGCTGTTTGCGTGGAAATGAACGACTTTTGCAGCTACGGAGAAAGGAGAAAATCGAATGAAAATCACACTTGATATTCCCGATGGTATGGGCTGCAGTTTCCTGAACGGCGTAGTGGAAACACGCAGCGGGCTGACGATGGTGACCTATGCACTGGATAGCGACGATCTGCACGATGGGGCAGAAATCAAACTGCCACGGGAGGCACAACAGCAATGAGCAAGAAGCCGGACTATCTCACCCTGTGCTCCATAGCCGCCCAGAAGGCTGGGACGAGATACGGGAAGTACATGGCAATGCACGGATACCACCCGCCGATTCAGGCCGATGTGGAGGACGTGGAAGCCCCGCAGGGCATTTCCAAAATCTGCCCACAGTGCGGGAAGGAATTTACGCAGGGCAAGATCAAGCAGAAAATCTATTGCAGTTTGGAGTGCCAAAAAGCCCACGCTCAGAGAGCCGCCAAAAGGAGATACCGTGACAGGAAAGCGGAAAGAGGTGGCACGATGTGAATATTGCGCTTAACGCTGATTGCATGGAAATCATGCGGGAGTATCCGGATAAATATTTCGACTTGGCTGTAGTCGATCCGCCGTATGGAAGCGGGGGGGGGGAGTTCGTCAGCGGCACCCGCTTCGGTGGACGCTTTGACAGGTACCTGCAAGATTGCCCGGACGGGAGGAAAGTGGGCGGCAAAGTTCGGAAAAAAATCACGAGCTGGGACTATGCCCCCGGCGAGGACTATTTCAATGAGCTTTTCCGGGTGAGCAAGGAGCAAATCATATGGGGCGGGAACTATTTCCAGCTCCCACCCAACAGATGCTTTTTGGTCTGGCTGAAAACAAATATACCGGAAAACTTTTCTATGGCAATGGCGGAATATGCTTGGTGCAGTTTCAACGATAACGCGAAAGTTATCAAAATGTCATCTGCGGGCATAGCGGGCAGATTTCACCCAACTCAAAAGCCGGAAGAATTATACCGATGGATATACGCCCACTACACGAAGCCGGGATTCAAGATTCTGGATACTCATCTTGGTAGCGGTAGCTCCCGGCGGGCGGCGTATGATTTCGATCTGGATTTTGTAGGAACGGAAATTGACAAGGAATATTTTGAAAAACAGGAGGCGGTGTGGGCAGAATATACAGCACAGCAGCGGATTATCCTGTGATGGAAACGGGGCGGTAATGTGGAGTACAGGGACGGCAGGAAGTATTGCGTCGGGTGCCGGTATTTCTTCGGATATTGCGAAGGCAGCCGGTGCTGCAATTACATATTCGTCCACGGGAAAAAGCGGCCTTGCCCGCCTGGGAAGGATTGTACCGAAAGGAGGGAGAAAACGAAAAACAGGAGACGAAATTTAATATTATAGCTTTATCCCTGTATAGTATATATAATATAATTCTATATCTTGTGTGTATGTTGTTATAGTTCTATACAGGGATTTACTAAGAAAAGAAAGGAAAAGCATATGGCAAAACAAAATGCGTATCTTGCCAAGCAGGAGGCTGTTCAGCGGCAGTGCTTCAACGATGGTTGGGAACTCGGGACACAGCAAATGTGCGACTATATTTCACTGGCCTTGCGAGACCCGGAGACCATGGGAAAGGACACATTTAGCGGCGCAAGAATCCTGAAAGTCCTGAAGAAAACCAACGAAATCATGCAGTATTTCCGCCCGGCGTTCCTGCCAAACGATGAAGCGGATTGGTATCAAGAACAGCTGGACAAGGCTCTCATGGAAGCGTATAATGGAAACGGTGAGACGTTCTTCCCGTTCCGGGAGCGGTACGATTGCCTGAAAGAGTACGACTATAAGATCGGGAAATGGAGGGGATAGTATGAATCTTTTGAATGAAACCTTGAATATTCTCAAAGAAAACGGCAAAACCCCTGCGGATGTGCGGTGGGTTGGCAGAGAGTCTGCCAATGCGAAGTGCAGCTGGGACGACTTTGCAAAACAAGCAAACTTTGAGTACGACAATGGATACGGCATTGCAGAAATACCCGGGGACCTGATTGTGGCCGGTGACGATTGGTGGCTTGAGAGAGCGGAGCATGACGGCTCTGAGCGGTGGGAGTTTAAGGCCGCGCCAGCAGAGCCGGATTTGGACAGCCACGCATTCAGCCGGTGCCTTGGCCTTGGAGCGGAAGATAGGCTGAGGATAACGCAAGGGCGTAGAAACGGATACTATGAACTTTTACAAGCACCGGAGGGCGTTAGGCTCAAGGGAAATGGCGCCTCGGAGCAGGACGGTGAAAAACCATCACTCGATGGGAGAGGAGGGCCTAGAGTATATTCTTTCAGTATAAAGTTCCGTGAGGGTGTACGCATAAACGCTAATGAATTTTTGGGCTTAATTGGGAAAGATCGCATATTTGCGTTTACTACCAAGAGCGATGACGGAGCTGCGGCAAAAGAACTCATAGGAACGACCAAATCAGTCTCGTTCTACGGTGGGAACGTGGTTAAAATCACAGTCGAGTTTCCAACGGAAGTCAAAGAATGAGCTGATTCTTATTAACAAGATATATTAAATAAATATATAATATATATAAATCTCATATCTTGTAGTGTGTATGTGTTATGGTAAAGAATATAAGTAAATCTACTAAGATAGTAAAGGAGGACAACGACTTTGGCGGAAAGCAATAAACTCAAAAAGAAGCCTTATCAAGTTCCTGATCTGGAACCAGGAGATAATACCAAGTACATTAGCCATTCCATGACTATCATGAAGTGGGACAAGCCGGACATGGACAGCTTGGAGGCGGTACAGAAACGGTGCTTCGACTATTTCAGCCTGTGCGCTGAGAATGATATGAAGCCGACTTTCGCAGGATTCGCTTTGGCGTTCGGGGTGGACAGAATGACCATGTGGAGATGGTGCAATAATCAGCCTAGAAGCAGGGATTTAAGCGACTCTGTGCGTGACACTATCAAAAAAGCACGGGATTTAATCAACGCTCAGATGGAAGATTTCATGCAAAATGGCAAGATTAACCCCGTTGCCGGAATTTTTTTGATGAAAAACAATATGAACTACACAGACCAGCAGGAAGTGGTCTTAAAGCCGGATAATCCGCTTGGAGAGCGGGCAGACCCGGAGAAGCTGCGGCAGAAGTATCTGGAAGATGTTCGCGGTAGCGGTGCGACTATCATTGACGCGGAGGGTGGAACGGAATGAGAGAAAAGACGGAATACGCCATCGAACGAATGTGCACAGAGGTTGCCCAAATCCGGATGCTGATGGAGGGCGGCGCTAGGAAACCCGCCTGCGACTTTTGCAGAGAGTGTGTGAACAAACCGGAAACATTCACCGTGGTTGCCCATAGCGGGCGGCAAATGACGGTGACTTGGAATTTTTGCCCAGTGTGCGGTCGGAAGCTCGAGCGACTATAACAGCGACTTTGACCCAGCGACTATAGCGACTATGAAAACGCCCCGGAGGTCTTGCGACTTTCGGGGCGACTTTCTGCGACTATGGCCAGCGACTTTCAAAACGACTATGGTGCGACTATGAATTGGAAATTTTCGGCTGCGACTTTGCGACTATGGCTCACGAGCTGGGAGCCTTGCGGGGATTTTCAACCCTGACGCAAAAACATGGCGGGAAATCTGATCGGAGCCGGTGCGGCCTGTGTGGCGGTGCTTTTACCCTGTAGCAGCGGGCAGAACGCAGGGGGGCACAGAAAGCGGTCGGACGGGCGAAAAGTTGCGGCGGGATCTGGTATCCGGCACGGAAAGCGGCGGCAATGGCGGGCGCTGAGCGCCCCACGCGCTGCATAAAATACCGTGCGGCATTGCGTGGCGTCCATACGTGCCCATTTTAAGGCGGGAACGATGCTTGACGTTAATTTATATTGCCAGAATAAAAGCCGCTTAAAAAGCTGATGAGAGCCTTACAGGGCATAGCAAGAGAAAAGCCCCGCCACGTTGGCAGGGCAAAGAGAAAGCCGCCCGGGCAATGCTCGGACGGCTTGCACATTATTTGCTTATTTTCAGCAGCTCCGCCAGAACCAGCAGCGGAAAAAACAGAATTGCAAGGATAATCACGCGCCGACCTCCTCACAAGTCCAGAACTCGCACCCGTGGGAGGCTGCTAACTCGTAGCAGTCCCAAAAGTCGGGTTCCGCTTTTGCCTGAATTGTTGTTTCAAAATCCACGTTTTCCCCGGTTTTGCTTGCTGTAAAAATGTATGTTTTCATGGTTTTGCCTCCTTATGCAAACGTAAATCTGCGGGTCTCCGTTGTTTTTGTGTACCGGGCGGCTATTTCCGGCAGGTCTTTTTTTAGGGCGGTCGTGTCCACTCGGCAACTTGTGACAGCCTTATAAGTGGCCTTGTGTTCGTCCCCGGCCAGCGTGTCCACGCCTGCGGCCTGCATCTGGGCTTTCAGCTGATCTTTCAGGCTCTCCACCATTGCGGCGGCTTCCTCCTGCATCCGGATATACTGGGCTAGTTCGGCCATGATTGCGTTAATGTTCATGCTTCCACCTCCTCAAGAATCACGGTTACATTATCGCGGCTGCCAAAGCTGCGGACATCGTAGGCCAAATATTTATATGTCCCGGCGTAAAGCCTGAGGCAGAGAGCCCCGACCCGGGATTCTATTTCCATGCGGTTTCTTTTCGCATAGGTGGAAATCAGGGCGGCCGGCGTAAAGTTCGCGCCATGCTCGACGGTCTCGCAGAAAGAACAAACCCATTTAATGCCGTCGTAGTGTTCCGCGCTGATCTCGTTTGCAATGGCAAGAATCTCGGCCGTGGTGTAACTGGGGTTCTGTTTGTGGATGCGCTGTTCCAAGTTGAGATTGCGCCAAGATTGGCCGCTTTCGTCGGTGTATTGCGTGTCGATGTGTAGTCCAATGGGGTTGATGATCTCTCGCACGGGGTGTTTCAGTGGTGCGCCGGTTCGCTTATTGGTATAGCGCGGCTGGCTGCGGTTCTGCCAAAGGGAGAATTCAAGGAAATAATTTCGGCCGTCTTTGCCGGGGACCGTCTCGCCCATCGTGCATACACGATAATTTCCAACGTCGCTTTTAGTGGTGACCGGGACGCCGCCATTAAAATTGCAGCCGCGCTTTTCTAGTAATAGATAGTTCTTCCCGTTGATAATCATTATAATATTCCTCCTTGTAATTCTGCGGAGGCCGTGCTATAATAGCGGCGCCCCCTTGTGTGGTGCGCTCCCGTTGGTCTTGGTAGGATTGCGGGGGCGCTTTTGTTTTGCTCTTGTTTACATTTACTATTATATAGATATTTTCGTAAATGTCAAGCATTATTTTACAGAAATTCAAGAAAAAATGTAAATTATCAAATCCGGCGCTTCCCGCCCCATCACGGGAGAAGCAGCAGCGAAAGCACCGGGGGCGGGGGATATGGCCGGCCTAATTCGGCGGGGGTTAACCCCATAAATACCCGCGAAATCAAGAAGCCCCCCCTTTTCAGAAATTCCGGCAAAAACAAAAAAGGCAGTTCTTATTTGTGCATTATTACAGTTGACAAATAATTGTAAATCTGATATTATACAGAAAACAAGATGTACGGGGGAAGCAGAAATGTACGAGATGAAAAAGGCATGTGTCTATACCAGAGTATCTACAGAGGCTCAGGGAGAGGACGGGAAAGTGTCTTTGCCTGAGCAGGAGCGAATGGCGAAAGCCTGCATTGAAAGCAAGGGCTGGAAATATGTGAAAACCTATGAGGACAACGGGTATACCGGCAGAAACACAAACCGTCCGGGGCTTCAAGAAATGCTTCGGGATATTCGGGCGGGTAAAATCGAAGCTATTGTTATTTTTAAGCTAGATCGGCTTTCCAGAAAGCAACGGGATACTCTAGCGATTGTAGAGGACGATTTGTTGGCAAACGGAGTTGACCTCATAAGCCTGAATGAAACGCTTGATACCACTACCCCGTGGGGACGTGCCATGATTGGCATTCTATCTTCCTTTAATCAGTTGGAGAGCGACAATATCGCCCTAAGAACTACCATGGGGCGGTATGCTACAGCCAGAGAGGGCGGCTATGCCGGGGGGAAGCCTCCACTTGGGTATCGGGCTGAAAACGGGCATCTTGCAGTGGTGCCGGAAGAGGCGGAGATTGTAAAAAAGGTTTTCGAGTTGAGAAACCAGGGCTGTACATTGCAAGGAATCGCAGACAAGCTGAATGAGCTAGGATATCGGAGCAAGAAGGGCAAGGAGTTCAAGCACTCCGCAGTCCAGACGATTCTGGGCAACGAGGATACCTACCGGGGGAATTACCGGTACGGCAAAGAAATGTGTGAGAATACGCACGAAGCAATTCTAAAGGGGTGAGATTGCAAAATGGGGAAAAGAATATCTGATGCCGAACTAAATGAGCGGTATAAAAGTGTTCCACACTTCAATGTAATTGTGCGGGACGGGACAGTAGAGATACCATCCATTTTCATGTTTGAGGGTGGAGAAACGGAGTATTATCCATTTTTACAGGCTTGCCAGAAAATGAATTGCACGGTTCATTTGGTTAATGAGGGCATTACGATTGTGCCTGGCGAAAATGACATGATGCGGCGAGTGAAGGAAATGCTGTGCTTCCAAATGGCAAGGTCGCCGGAAATGGTAACGCAATATCTTAATTATGCCCTGTGCGGAAAGAGAATGACCTGGGATGCAGTTCCCGGGCAGCATGAGCCGATTTTGAAGGAGGAATAACCAAATGCAGAGAGTATGCAGCAAATGCGGAAGCGAATTACCCGATGGAGCAAAGTTCTGTTCCAAGTGCGGAACGGCGGTTACGGAGGATGTAGGGAGCGGTGTTAGATGCCCTAAGTGCAACTCCGCGAATGTCACGGCAACACCGAAAGAGTATAAGCCAAAGCTGACAGTGCCACTTGTGATGACATTCGGCGGGTTTGGGCTGATGTTCCTGGGAATTATCGGTTTGATCGTGGGAGCTTTACTCGGGCTGGTTATCGGTGCAATCGTAAACGGTTTAGTTCCGCAGACATATCAGACGGTCATCACTTGTTCTGACTGCGGGTATTCAGGTGTATGCAAGGATGTGAAAAAGTAAATGGAATTTCTATTGCTTCTCCTGTTCCCCATATTCGTGCTGATAGAGATCATGAAGCATACAAAGTAATAAACCTCCTGCAAGGGCAGGAGGAAAGCCGAAGGGCTGCTTGTGCTGAGATACGCACGGGCAGCCCTTATTTTTGTATCAGGAGGGAATTTATGAAAATCGACGTTTTGGGAGCAGAATATACGCTTACAGTAATTCGGGGAAGCAAAGAGCCAAGGCTCAAGGATTGTGACGGTTTCTGTGATGAAACTACGAAAGAAATGCTGGTTGAAAATTACGAAGACAGCAAGGGAGAACCAAATTGCAAGCAAAACCTTCTGGTTCAGACAAACAAGGTGAAGCGGCATGAGATCATTCACGCATTTCTATTTGAAAGCGGCCTTGCCGAAAATTCCAACTGGGCACAAAACGAGGAAATGGTGGATTTCTTCGCAATCCAGTTTCCCAAACTGCTGAAAGCATTCGAACAAGCTGACGCTCTGTGAGGTGAGAGTATGGATTATGAGAAATTGTCAACCTCCATTCTGGGGGCTATCGAGAACAGGCCGGGTGATATCGGGGCATATGAAGACCTGTTTTCCCTGTGCCAGACATGGGCTGAGACTGATTTCACGGCGGCACATCGAGCGAATAAACAATTGAAGGATATGTGCGACCGAATGATGGATAAAGTGCCCATGTCTCAGGTGGAGGGATTCTACAGCCTTTGGCGGCGGGGGCTATTGTTTGAGGCTCCATATGACTTTGACAGCTATCTCACCTATATGGAGCTGGACAGGCAGGCGAAAAAGCGGTTTTATCAGCCACGGAAGAAGCAGCTAAAGCCCGTGGTGGACGCGCTGCAAGCGCTGTGCGGGGATGACAAGTTGGATTTGCTGGCGGTTAGCTTGCCCCCCGGCGTAGGAAAGACCACGCTTGCAATCTTCCTGCTGACCTGGATTGCCGGCCGCGACCCAAACAACCCGAATCTGACGGGCAGCCACTCCAATTCCTTTGTGCGGGGCGTGTATGACGAATGTCTGCGGCTGTTTGACGCAAAGGGGGAATATCTATGGCATGATGTCTTCCCTGCCGTTCAGGTGTCCAGCACCAACGCAAAGGACTGCCGAATTGACCTTGATAAGCGGCAGCGATTTGAGACGCTGGAATTTACCTCCATAGGAACGGGCAATGCCGGTCTGTACCGGGCGGCGAACCTGCTGTATTGCGACGATCTGGTATCTGGTATTGAGGTCGCGCTATCCAAAGAGCGGCTGGACAAGCTGTGGGAGACTTACACCACCGACCTGCGGCAGCGTAAAATCGGTGACAAATGCAAAGAGCTTCATATTGCTACCCGGTGGAGCGTTCATGATGTGATTGGGCGGCTGGAACGGGAATATGAGAACAATCCCAGGGCGAAATTCGTTCGGATTCCTGCCATGAACGAGGACGACGAAAGCAATTTTGATTATGAGTTTGGCGTGGGGTTCTCCACCAAGTTCTACCGGGAACAGCGGGATATTATGGATAGCGTCAGTTGGAAAGCGCTGTATCAGAATCAACCCATTGAACGCGAGGGGCTTGTCTACCGTCCTGACGAACTGCGGCGGTTTTTTGAGCTGCCAGCAGAGAAACCAGATGCCATTATCGGCGTGTGCGATACCAAGGACAAGGGCGCTGACTACGCCTTTCTGCCGGTTGGATATGTATATGGGCAGGACTACTATATTGGGGACTGTATCTGCGACAATGGGCTTCCTGACACAGTGGATGCAAGACTGTCTGAAATTCTGGTGCGGGACAAGGTGAAAATGTGCCGGTTTGAAAGTAACTCCGCTGGCCGCCGGATCGCTGAAAAGATTCAGGACGAAGTGAAGAAACTGGGTGGCATCACAAACATCACGACGAAGTTCACCACGGCAAATAAAGAGACAAAGATCATTGTAAATTCGGCGTGGGTGAAGGAACACTGCCTGTTTCTGGATGAAAGCAAGTATAAGCGGAACACGGATTACGGCAGGATGATGGATATGCTATGTTCCTACACTGTAGCGGGAAAGAATAAGCACGATGACGTTCCAGACGGAATGGCTATGTTTGCTGAGTTTGCCCAAAGCTTAAACGGGGCGGTTATAGAGGTTTTCAGGAGACCATTTTAGTCCAAAAGTAGCCGATGGTTTACTAACGAGAATTAAGTAGACAACCATCCGCCACTGTGGTATAATGGTAAATGAGAAAATAGATTTCCGGAAAAGGGGGTGCGTAATACGGAGAGCAGACGGTTATTCGGGCGTCGGGTGATTTACACCGAAGTTACGGATATAAACGAGGGGAATATCATCAACGTGCTGCAAAAGGCACTGCTCACGCACCAGCAAAATCAGGCAGAGATTGATTACCTGTACTGGTATTACAAGGGAGAGCAGCCAATCCTTAACCGTGTAAAGGAAGTCCGCCCGGAAATCAACAACATGGTCGTGGAGAACCGGGCGAATGAGATCGTATCTTTCAAATCAGCCTATCAAGTCGGCGAACCAATCCAGTACGTAAGCCGTGGTGGGGACGAAGACATTTCCTCCGAAGTGCTGAAACTGAATGACTATATGCTGTCCGAGGACAAGCCGGAAAAGGATAAGGAACTTGCCGATTGGTTCTTCACTTGCGGTACCTCTTATCGAATGACTTTGCCGGACGTTCTGGCGGATGTCGAGGAAGACGAGGCTCCTTTTGAGATATTCACCCTTGACCCAAGATACGCATTCGTGGTGTACTCTGTGGGGCTTGGCCATAAACCCATGATGGGTGTACGGTATGTTCTAAAAGAGGACGGAACGCTCGTTTTCTCCTGCTGGACAGAAACCAGGTATTTCGAGGTCTGGAACACATGGGCTGTTATTCGCGCAGAAGACCAGATTTTGGGAATCCCTATTGTGGAGTACCCGGCGAACATGGCTCGTTTAGGAGCATTTGAAATCGTGATTCCGTTGCTTGACGCAATCAACATGACGGAGAGCAACCGAATTGACGGCGTAGAGCAGTTCGTTCAAGCACTGATGCTGTTCCATAATGTTGACATCAGCAGTGAGGACTACAAGAAACTGCGGGACGAGGGCGCAATCAAGTTCATGGATATTGACGCCACACTGAAAGCGGAGATTCAATATCTGACCTCCGAAATGAACCAGACACAGACGCAGACCCTTGTGGACAGCATGTATGAAACGGTGCTGACCATCTGTGGAATGCCCAACCGGAACGGAGGGACTTCTACCTCTGACACCGGATCAGCGGTCATCATGCGGGACGGCTGGTCGGCAGCGGAAGCCAGAGCCAAGGACACGGAGCTGGTTTTCAAGAAGTCCGAAAAGGAATTTTTGAAGCTGGTGCTGCGTATCTGCCGGGACATGGGGCATCTGAGCCTGAAACTCTCGGCACTGGAAATCCGGTTCACGCGGCGGAATTATGAGAATATCGCGCAGAAATCAACGGTTCTAACCCAGATGCTTGCTTGCGAGAAAATCGCCCCTGAATTGGCATTTACACATTGCGGGTTATTTTCCGACCCGCAGTTGGCCTACCGAATGAGCATGGATTACATGGCCGAGCAGGAGAAAAAAGCGGCGAAGCTTGCCGCGCAGAACGGAGGGAACGGCGATGGAAGCGGAAACCAGACCGGCGGTCAGAGTGACGGCGAAGGAAATTCGGGCAATTGAGGAAATCATCCACCGCCGGAATCAGGCGGAAATCAAAGTCGAACAAGGCCAGATCGTGGTCATCGAGATTCGGCGCAAGAAGGTTAACTGACTGTTTGGCAAAGAGCGCCGCACCTTTCGCGGAAGAGCCACACCAAATGGTATAATTTGTGACTGCTCTAGGGAGCAGCGAACAGCCGAAGGGCTTCTGATACCAGAAATGGTATTGGAAGCCCTTCTTTTTTACACTGCGGCATCGATAAGCGGGAAGGCAAACAGAAACTTAAAATTAGGCGCGGCAGACAGCGAATGGGGTTCACCTCTCCCCCCACAGAAGGCCGTTCAAATCGGCCTCGCGCCATATATATCGCCGATGGCCTCCCTATCGGCGACGAAACCCGGAAACGGGCAAAGCGGTTCCCCGGCACCGTAAGCCGGGGATATGTGGGTTGTTAGCTCAGCTGGTAGAGCAGCGGACTGTTAATCCGCAGGTCACAGGATCGAAGCCTGTACAGCCCTCCATAACAGCAGCAGGGAAGCTGCTCTATCAAAAACGCAGACGGGAGACAACCCGTAAAAACAGAGATCACGGCGGAGGGAACCGCCTCACCAAACGCAGGAGGAATAATTATGGCAAAAATCGACACAAATCTCATTGAAGGTTATGCGGACATGACCCCGGAACAGAAGCTTGCCGCTTTGGAGGGCTTTGAGTACGAGGACAACGCCGTAGAGCTGGAAAGGCAGAAAAATGCCCTTTCTAAGGCCAATTCCGAGGCCGCAGAATGGCGGCGTAAGCACAATGCGCTTCTGACTGACGAGCAGAGGAAGCAACAGGAGCAGGCCGAAAAGTGGGAGAACATGGAAAAGGAGCTGGCCGGTCTGCGGAAGGAAAAAACCGTTGCCGGTTACAAAGCAAAGCTGGTTGCTCAGGGTTATGATGAAGCCCTTGCGGACGCTACTGCGGCGGCCATGGAATCCGGCGATATGGCTACGGTTTTTGCCAACAACCAGACGTTTTTGGAAAAATACGCCCAAAAAGTCATTGCGGACAAGCTGAAAAGAACGCCCAGAGGCGCGGATGGAAGCCCCGGCGGCGCAATGACCAAGGCGGACTTCCTGAAACTCGACACCAAATCCCAGATGGAGTTTATCAAGAACAATCCTGACTGGAAAACAATTTTGAAATGATTATGGAGGTAAAACATTATGGCTACTTATCTTGGCTTTCCGTTTGACCCCGAGCTGTTTAACTACAACTGGGCAAATGCGAAAGACCCCACCCTGACCGCGATGTTTGAGAGCGGCGCTGTCGCCCCGAACGCAGAACTGGCGGGCTTGATTTCCAACGGCTCTGACTTTTATACGCTGCCGTTCTACAAAGTCATTGGCGGCACTCCTGAGAACTACGATGGCGCAACTGACATCACCCTGACCGACCCCGAAGGCAGCGCTCAGAACGGTATCGTGTTTGGCCGCGCCCACGGCTGGAAGGAGAAGGACTTCATCGTTGATTACAACAGCGGTGCCGACCCCATGCAGCAGATCGTGTCTCAGGTGTCCAAGTATTGGCAGAAGCAGCGCCAGTCCATCATGCTGAAAATCCTGAATGCTGTGTTCGGTGTGACCGGCAGCGGTGAGTTCGCCGGTTGGGCGAACCACATCACTGACCTGTCTTCCGCATCCACCACTGTTGCGGATGCAAACAAGATGGGTGCGACCACTATTGGCGATGCGATTCAGAAGGCCGTGGGCGACAATCAGGACGCTTTCCGGCTGGTGTTCATGCACAGTAAGGTCGCCACCAATATGGCTGGCCTGAAACTGCTGGACTTCCTGAAATACACTGACGCCAACGGCGTTGAGCGCCCCCTCCGCATTGGCACCGTGAATGGCATGACTGTTGTCGTAGATGACAGCTGCCCCGCCACCGCCGCTACCAGCGGAGAAAGTGCGAAAGCGGCCACCTACACCACCTACGTCCTCGGCCTTGGCGCAATTCAGTACGCCCCCGCCCCCGTGAAGGTTCCTTCCGAACTGACCCGTGACGCGCTCAAGGGCGGCGGCTATGACGCGCTGGTGACCCGTATCCGTGAAACCATGCACCCCAACGGTTTCAGCTTCACCAAGCCGACTTCTGGATATACCGCCTCTCCCACGGATGCACAGCTTGCGGCATCTGCCAACTGGTCTATCGTGGCCGACCCGAAGACCATTGCGCTGGCAAAGATCATCACCAACGGCTAAGGAGGTTCACCATGTTCTATGTTTCTGACGGGAAAGTGTATGTGCGCGAGGGAGATCACTTTCGCAACGTGGGCTTTACCGCAAAGGACAAGGTGATTACCCGGCGCGAACTTGAGAGCACTTCTGTGGTGATGGGAACGGTAGTCGTTGATACCCTCAACGACCCCGTACCGCTCACCCGCGAGGAAGTTATCACCAAGTTTGGTTTATCGGAGAATAATCCTATTCCCGTTATCAAGAAACCACGCAAGAAGGCGGGAGAACCCGTAGAATGAAAGGAGGTAAGAAACCGTGCAGGAAGCCGAGAAAAACGCATTGGTAAAAGCCATGGCGAATGAAACCGACGAAAGCACGGTTTCTGCCTACCTTGGCATTGCGGCAAGCAAGATTTGCCGCAGGGCATACCCGTTTGACCCTTCCATTATGGAGGTTCCGGAGCAGTACAGCTATCTACAGGTGGAGATTGCTACGTATCTTCTGAACAAGCGGGGCGGCGAGGGGGAGCTGTCTCACAGCGAGAACGGCATTTCCCGTTCCTACGAGAACGGGGACGTTCCGGAATCCATGATGCGACAGATCGTTCCCATGGCCGGGATTCTGTGAGGTGACAGTATGAGAATCATGGAGCGAAACAAGCAAAGCTTCTGGTATCTGCTGTATGACCGGAAAGTGCCTGTCACCGACGAAGACGGCAACGAAACCGGCGAGGAAACTGTTGTGTACAAACCTGCCGTTTCCTTCCGCGCCAACGTATCCGCTGCGACCGGGGCTTCTCAGGTGGAGCAGTTCGGCAATCTTGCCGGGTATGACAAGGTCATCGTTACGGATGACATGACCTGCCCCGTTGACGAGAATACCGTGCTATTTCTGGACAAGGAGCCTGTGTATGACGAGGACGGGAAGCCCCTGTATGACTACATGGTCAGGCGGGTGGCAAAGTCTCTGAACTCAGTGTCCATCGCCGTTACGAAGGTGAGCGTGTCGTGAGCTACAAGAAAATCGTGGCTCCGCTGTCGGTTCCCGGCATTCAAAAGATTCAGGACGAATTGAAGGAATACAAACGCTGGCAGAAGGACAAGGCAAAGGAACTGGCCGAAAGGCTGGCAATGCTGGGTGCTTCTGTGGCTTCCATCCGGTTCTCACGGGCTGTTTACACCGGGATGAGGGATGCAACCGTGTCCGTCGTGGCAATCCCGAATGGTTACGCCGTAAAGGCCGATGGGGAATCCGTCCTTTTCATTGAATTTGGAGCCGGTATCACCTACGGAACCGGACACCCGGAAGCGTCGGAGTTTGGCATGGGGGCTGGCACCTACCCGGACGGGAAAGGCCATTGGGACGACCCCAAAGGCTGGTATCTGCCCAAAGACAAGGGCGGCGGTCACACATACGGAAATCCTCCTGCAATGCCCATGTATGAGGCGAGAAAAGCGATTGAGCAGGAGCTCCCGAGAATCGTTATGGAGGTGTTCAGGGCTTGATTGATATTGAAAAGCTGATCTATACCCCCATTGCCGAGGCTCTGCGAAATCGCTTCAAGGGCATTTCGGTATCCGGAGAATATGTGAACGCTCCTCCCAAATTCCCCTATGTAAGCATCGTGGAGCAGGACAATTATATGTCCGCGAACAGGCTGGACAGCAGCGACCGGGAAAAGTTTTCCACGCTGATGTACGAGGTGAATGTGTACTCCGACAAGGCGGGAAGAAAGAAAAGCACCTGCCGGGAGATCATGGGCGTTATAGACGAAATGCTCTACAAACGGAATTTCACGCGAATTTCGTTGTCCCCTGTTCCGAATATGGAAAACGGGACGATTTATCGTCTGGTTGCCAGGTATCGGGCGGAGACGGACGGCGGAACAATTTACCGCAGGTAAATATGCTTTACCTTTCCGTAAGGGCGGAAAGAGAGCCGAAGGGCTGCTTCACAGGAGGCAGCCCGTTTTTTATTACAACGAAAGGAATGATGACTTATCGCGATTTCTACCTATAAAGTCTTCCTCATGAAAAAGGGAAGCACCGGCAACACCTACGAAAAGCTCATTGACATCAAGGAGTTCCCTGATCTGGGCGGCGATCCGGAGATGTTGGAAACCACTACCCTGTCTGACAAGATGCAGACCTACATCGCCGGTATCCAGTCCTTGGATGCCCTCTCCTTCACGGCGAACTACACCTTGGATGACTACAAGAAGCTGGTGGCTCTCAACGGAAAGACCGAGAGCTACGCTGTGTGGTTCGGCGGAACCGGTGACGGCGCGAACCTGACCCCTACCGGCTCTGACGGCAAGTTCAAGTTCGATGGTCAGCTGACTTGCTACCCCACCGGCGGCGGCGTCAACGAGGTTGTAGACCTGAACATTTCCATTGCCCCGTCCACGCCCATTGAGCTGGACGACGCGACCTGAGCCAAAACACAGACCACACATTTTTAAGGAGGATTAGCGATGGCTAAGAAAATCTGCATTCCCTACAACGGCAAGAAGTACACGCTGGAATTCACCCGCTCCACGGTTTCCGCCATGGAGAAGATCGGGTTCTCCATCAATGAGCTTGGCGACAAGCCCGCTACAATGATCCCCATGCTGTTCAGCGGCGCTTTTGCGGCAAATCACCCCAACACCAAGGTTGCTACCATCAACAAGATTTACGACGGTCTGAGCAACAAGTCCGGCCTTGTGAAGGTGCTGACGGAAATGTACTCCGAGGCCGTGTACACCCTGCTTTCCGATGATGAAGAGGAAAACGAGGGAAACCCCGGCTGGGAAGCAGTCGAGTAAGCGAACTTCTTTCCGAAAACGGAGGGGGTGGGGAGACCCCTACCCCCTCTTACGCTTACACAAATATCTTCAAGAAGTTATTCCCGTACTATCTTGCAATCGGCATGACCTATGACCAGTTCTGGAATCAGGACGTGGAACTGGTGAAAGCCTACCGGGAAGCTGACAAGATCAAACGGGACTTGAAGAATCAGGATATGTGGATGCAAGGGGCTTATTACTATGAAGCCCTTCTGGATGCCGCCCCGGTTCTTCGATTCAGTTTCAGCAAGAAGCCGCCGAAGCCGATCCCCTACCGGGAGCAGCCCTTTGAGCTGCACACTGGGCAGCGGAAAGCGGCGGATAGTGGAGAAAAGCAGCTGACCCAGCAGGAAAAGAGCGACAAAAAGGCGAAAGCCATGATGGAGATGTTTATGGTATCCATCAACAAGAAATTTGAGAAGAAGGGCGGTGAAGGGAATGGCTGACAATGTGGAAATGCAGGGCATTGAGTTTCAGATTGTGAATGACAGTGCCGCGGCATCCGCAGGGGTGGAGGTTCTGGCAAAAAAGTTGACAGAGCTAAAAACGTCGATCAGCGGTTCCACAACTGCCCTTTCCAAAGTTGCAGCAGGAATTTCGCAGATCAAGAATGCCGTGAACAACATGAATACCGGCGATTTTGCGAACAAGATAAACCGCATTAGCAGCTCCCTGGGCAACCTGAAAGACCAGACGGATAGCCTGAAAATCTCCGCGTCCATCGGAAACCAGCTGGCGGCCATCAATCAGGCAATCACCAATCTGCCGGACACCCCCGGAGAAAAACTGCGGAATCTGGCATCCGGATTGCAGCCTCTGTCCGAGCTTGGCCGGTCTAATATGACTTCCTTCATCAACCAGCTGAAAAAGCTACCAGAGGTCATCCAGGAGCTTGAGAAAGCAGATATTGATAAGTTCACTCAGCAGATGAAAAACTTGGCAGCAGCCATGAAACCGTTCGCTGACGAAATGAACAAGGTTTCCTCCGGGTTTTCGGCATTTCCAAGCAGAATTCAAAGGCTGATTACATCGACGGAGCAGTACAACGGTACGGTAAGGCGGGCGACCACAAGCACAAATGCTTGGAACAGTGCGCTCAAAGCAATCAGTTTTGTGACCATATACCGGGCGATAGCGAAGTTTCTTGGGAACGCAATCGGGAAATCTTCGGAATACATTGAAACATTGAATCTATTCACTGTTTCTCTGGGGCAGTATGCCGAGGAAGCCTATAACTACGCCCAGAAGGTTTCCGAGGTCATGGGCATTGACCCCGCTGAGTGGATGCAGAATCTGTCGGTATTAAACACCATAATCTCAGGGTTTGGTGTAGCTGGTGATAAAGCGGCGTTTATGTCTAAAAACCTGACGCAGCTGACATACGATTTGCAGTCTTCTTACGGAGAAGCACTTGGGACTACCACAGCGCAAATGGCACAGAAGGTGCAGTCCGCCATTGCCGGTGAACTCGAACCGCTTCGTCGGCTTGGCTATGATCTTTCTGTGGCTAGATTGCAGGAGGAAGCATTAAGCCTAGGGATTACAAAGCGCGTATCTGCCATGAACCAAGCCGAAAAGTCCCAGCTACGCTACTATGCCATGATGACACAGGTTACGGAATTACAGGGCGACATGGGTAGGACGCTAGAGCAGCCTGCCAATATGCTTCGTATTTTACGGGCGCAGCTAGAACAGGCAGCGCGGGCAATCGGCAACCTATTTATACCAGTACTTACAAAAGTGCTTCCTATTGCGATTGCATTGGCAAGCGCTCTACGCCAAATTATCGGTGCCATCGCAGAGTTGTTTGGCGTGACGATTCAAGATCCTGAATGGGGTTCTTCGTTTGGGAACGCAGCGTCCGGAAGCGGAGACATTGCCGACAACATGGACAGTGCCGCCGGGTCTGCCAAGGAACTGAAACGATACCTTGCCGGGTTTGATGAACTGAATGTCCTCCCCGACCAGAATCAGGGCGGCAGTGGAAGCGGAGCCGGTGTAGGCGGTGGAGACCTTGGCTTGGACTTGCCGGGGTATGATTTCCTGAAAAATGCAGTAACCACACAGATTGACGAGTGGAAAAAGAAACTGGAGCCGCTTGTTTCCTTTGTTAAGGACAATCTGAAAGAGATTCTGGGGCTTATTGCCACAATCGGAATTGCGCTACTTGCATGGAAGCTGTCAAACAATTTCCTGAACGGAATTATGGCACTCAAAACGCTTGGGAAAAACGGCCTTTCCATTCCGCTTACGATTTCCGCAGGCGTGATTCTAACCGCCACAGGATTTACAATCGAGTTCAGCGGCATCAAAGATGCTATCGAGAAAAAGCTCAACAGTTTCAATTTCGGAGAAATTATTCTTGGTGGCCTTACTGGAACAGCTGGTGCCGGACTTTTGGGGAAGGGCATCGGGCAGTTTATAGCAAAAGCGTTTGGGGAAAGCGCCGTGGCAAAGGCAATCACAGCTGGTGGTGGAACGATAAGCACAGGGCTTATCGGGGCAGCTATCGGTGGAATTGTTGCTGGAATCCCAATGTTCGTTACCGGTGTATACGACGCGATCGTGAATGGGCTGAATATCTTGAATGGATTGCTGGTTCCTGCCGGGGCAACAATGGCGGGCGCTGGAATCGGTGCCATTATTGGCTCCCTAGGAGGCCCGATTGGCACCGGAATAGGCGCGTTGATTGGCCTAGCAGTAGGAGCACTGACAGACCTTGGCATTCTGATTTACCAGAAGTGGGATGAAATCTGCGCATTCTTTGCACCCGTTGCGGAATGGTTCAATGTAAACGTTGTGCAACCAATATCCGGATTCTTCTCCGGACTTTGGACGGACATTGTTAAAACATTTTCACCAGCTGTTACATGGTTCTCTGATCTGTGGGAAAGCGTAAGCCAGACATTTGAGGATGTCTTCTATAACATCGGAGTGCTTGTGAGCGGAACGTGGGAAACCATCAAGATTGTTTGGGGTATCGTTTCTGACTGGTTTGACACAAATGTTATCCAGCCTGTCGCCTCGTTCTTCTCCGGCCTTTGGGATGGCATATCTTCCTGGGCCATAAAATCGTGGAATAAAATCAGCACTGTTTTCTCTGGAATTGCAGCCTGGTTTGACGCAAACGTCATTCGCCCGATTGTTGGATTTTTCACGGATTTGTGGACAGATATAACGGTTATATTTGGGAAAGTAGTCGGATTTTTCAAAGGAATCATAAACGGCGTTCTTTCCGGACTTAACTCGGCAATCAGCTACGCATTCGGCGGGATCAACAGCATTCTCCGCAGTATCCGAGGATTCAGCATTGCAGGATTTACCCCGTTCTCCGGGCTCCGGGAAATCAGCGTTCCTCAAATTCCGATGCTTGCCGACGGCGGTTTTGTAGACCAAGGTCAGCTGTTCATTGCCCGCGAAGCCGGGGCAGAAATGGTTGGCTCCATTGGCAGACGGACAGCGGTTGCCAACAATGACCAGATCGTTGATGGTATCACCTACGGCGTTCGGGAAGCCAATGACGACGTTGTTACCGCTATCTATGCTGTCGCTCAGCAGATTATCGCGGAAATGCGGAATCAGGACAACGGAGGTGGCGGCGGATATGACTTCGACCGGGCTGTCCGGGATGCCCAGCGCAGGAACGCAAGAATGTATGGATAAGCGAAAGGAGTGAAAACGGCATGAAGATGATGCTCAAGATAAACGGCGTGGACTTCATGCCGTTCATCGCCAAACAGGGCGTAAAGTGGCAGCGCAACGACATTGACGCACCCAATTCCGGGCGCACAATGGACGGAACAATGCAGCGTGGCCGGGTGACAACCAAAATCCGTCTGGACATCACCTGCCGCCCACTAAAGGCTGAGGAAGCTATGACCGTGTTACATACCATTCTCCCGGAATATGTAACCGTGGACTACTACGACCCTATGAGCGGGTACCGCAGCAATGTGACCATGTACTCCAACAATAACCCTGCATCTTTCCTGATAGAGAAGCCGGAAGACGATTGGTGGAGCGGCATTACCTTTCCCCTGATTGAGAGGTGACGGGCGCTTATGCAGAACGTATCACAGGAATACCGGGACATTGTAGCTGGCAACCACTGGTTTGAAAACCGCCTCTGCATCGGTGATACCGGAAAGCTAATTGACAAAAGCGGAAGCGCAATCACGTTCGGCGGAGTGCGCATTCTGGTAGATAGCGGGGGCGCTGAAACCGGCTACGGTGAAGAACTGCTGATATCCATGGAGCAGAAGCAACCGCTTCTTTCCGATTTTCCTGACGTTGGAAAAACCTGCGCCGGTGAGATTAACGTTGAAATGATTCATCCCTATGGTGATATCCCCAAACGTGCGCTTCTTCGGCCATATATCAGAGCTGCAAATGAGAATGCCGTCTCTGAATGGCTACCCCAAGGAAAGTATTACATTGACAAACGGAGCGAAGGAGAAATCGGCGACCGGACAAAACTAACGCTCCACGGATACGACGGGATGCTGCTTCTGGAAGAAGACTATCCGGCAGAATCCTCCCTTAACTGGCCTGCAAAGGACATTGAAGTTCTGAAAGAGATTTCCGATGCAGTCGGCATCTCGCTTGATAGCCGTGTATATCAAATCGTGACATCTGGTTACGAAATCCCGTACCCTGCCGGGTACAGCTGCCGTGAGGTCATTGGCTACATCGGCGCAATGTACACCGGCTCCTGGGCTATGACAGCCACCGGAGAATTGATGCTGGTCACGCTCACGGGTCTTCCGAAGGAAACCAACTATCTGATTGTTGGCGGAAGCGATAACAGAGCAATCACGTTTGGAGGTGTCAGAATCCTTGTTTGATAAGTTCATCATCGGGTCTGCCGCCGACAGCCTGAAAATATCAGACCCACTCAGCGCGTACAGCCGCGTCACGTTGAAGGTTGCTGACGGCGTGGAGTATACGGCGGGTACAGACAGCGGCAGGGAACTGATCTCCGAAAACCCTTTCGGAACTCAGAAAATGGCAAACGATATGTTGGCCAGAATCAATGGCTATTCCTACCAGACGTATACGGCTACAGGCGCAATCTTAGACCCGGCGGCGGAGATTGGAGACGCGGTTCAGGTTAAAGGAACCTATGGCGGCATCTACAGCGTGTCAAAGTCCTACGGGAAAATGATACGCGCAGATGTTTCCGCCCCCGGCTCTGAGGAAATCGACGAATCCGTTCCCTATAAATCCCACGAAACACGTAAGGTAGAACGTCAGTTTATAGAAACCCGGGCACAACTGAAAATTCAGGCCGACCAGATTTCCGCCGAAGTCTCTGCCCGTATCGAGCAGGGGAACGAGCTCACCTCGCGGCTGGACATTCAGAGCGACCAGATCTCCGCGCGGGTGACCAAAACCGGAGGCAGTAGTTCGTCCTTCGGTTGGGAGCTGCTTAATGATTCCTGGACGGTCAAGGCCAACAATACCACGGTGTTCCGGATCACCAAGTCCGGTGCGGAAGTCCGTGGAAAGATCACCGCCTTAAGCGGGAAAATCGGCGGTTTTGATATTCAATCCGACTACCTGAGCTATAACAATCAGGTCTGGAACGGCACCAACAGCCGGGGTATTTACATTGGTGTCAACGGCATTCAGTGCGGCTCTGAGGCTAACGGCGTGCAGATTACGCCGACTGGGAATCTGTATGCGGAGAATGGCTATTTCCGGGGAAGCGTCAGCGCCGGTAAGATTGACTATGGCGGCGACGATGGGTACCTTGACGGGTCAGGTCTTGCCAGTCACAGTGTCTACGGCTCGGAAATTGGCTACAATACCATATCCACGGCCTATACCAGCGGAGGTATCAATACCTCGCTTGGGTATGCGGATTTTGCAAATGGTGTGTTCAATGGTTGGAATACAGCATCCAATTTATCAACCGAAGACAAAGGACTGGTAATTGGAGGCCATACGATAGCTATAGCTTCTATATCGTTCAGGGATGGAAATGGCCGCACAATATCTCTACAATACCTAACATGGATTTGATATGACTGGTTATACTAGGAGGTTTCTATGGAAAAACTGAAAACCGCAACAGGCAAAGAATTCGACTGCGATTATTTCAACCCTTTCCCCCAGGCGGGGCAGATAAACATCCGTATTCTCGGGGAATCCCTGGCGACGATTGCCACGGTATTTGCAAATCCCGCTGAGACGGTGCAAATGTGGTGGGAAGGCCAGTACGCCGCACAATATACGAAGATAATCGCTATTGTACCGGAAACCGGCGCGGTGCGTGTGGTGCTGGGAAAGGAGTAAAAATGAACCCTGTAATGAAACTTAGGGCAGTCCTGAATACCCTTGAGGGCGTTCAGGTCGCAGGACGGGAGAACTGGGACAGGATGCTGGGCAGTATGCAGGCCATTGAAGAAGTGGTGCAGGCGCTGTCTGCGCATCCTGCGCCCGAAAAAGAGACTGAACAGGAGGAAGCAGATGGCAGATAAAGCAATATCCGAGCTGATTGCAGCGGAACAGATAAAAGCTGCCGACCTTTTCGTCCTGGAACAGGACAGCGCGGCAAAGAAGCTGACCGGGCAAATTCTGCTGAACTGGCTTACCGCCGCAGCTGACGGCCACGGCGGTATCAGCAGCATCGTGAAGCAGTCCACCAGCGGCCTTACGGATACATACCGTATCACCATGGCGGACACCACTACCTTTGACTTCACCGTAAAGAACGGGCGGGGCATTTCAGCCATTGCCAAAGTCTCCGTCAGCGGGCTGGTAGACACGTACCGTATTACCTATAACGATAATACCACCAGCACGTTTACCGTCACGAACGGCGCAAAGGGCGATAAGGGCGACAACGCATACGTCTGGATTCGGTACGCGTCTCAGAAGCCAACGGCGGCTTCTCACAGCTTCGGTGTTCTCCCTGACAACTGGATGGGCGTATACAGCGGCAATTCCGCAACCGCCCCAACAGACTGGACGAAGTATCAGTGGTTCGAGATCAAGGGCGAAAAGGGCGATACCGGGAATCCGGCAACGCTCAACAGTTCTGCAATCAGCTACCAGACGAGCAATTCCGGCACGGTCGTTCCGTCTGGAACATGGTCAAACACGATCCCGACGGTAGCACAGGGCAAGTATCTGTGGACAAGGGTCACGCTTACGTTCAATACCGGCAGCGCCGTCACCTCTTACTCCGTCTCCCGTATGGGCTTGGATGGCACCGGAGCTGTATCCAAAGTGTGCGGCAAAGAACCTAACTCCAATGGCAACGTTGAGCTAGAAGCTGAAAATGTTGGAGCATTACCTAGTGCTGGCGGTTTAATGACCGGAAATATTGTCATGAACTCCCATCAAATTAAAGCATTAGGTGCGCCCGCGGACAGCGCTGATGCCGCAACCAAGGGGTACGTAGATACGGCGTCAAGTAATGCCAAAACGATTGCAAAGACTGCAACGTTAACTGCTACCGGTTGGTCTGCCAGCGCCCCGTATACCCAGCCTGTTACGGTCTCCGGTCTGACGGATACAAAACGTGCGATGGCTTATCCAGTGTACGGGAGTAACACGTCCACCAATCTTGCGCTGAAAGAGGCGTGCGGCATGGTCAGCTTCGCTTCCCGGTCAGGCAGCACGCTGACGTTTACCTGCCTTGAGGACAAGCCGACAGTGGCTATCCCGATTACAGTGGAGGTGTACGTATGAGCATTGCAGTGCCTTTATATGGATTTGGAGCCAGCGGCGGCGCAGGCGGCACCCTTACCGTCACAGCTCCAGCAAACGTCACCGTGACTGTTTCCAAGGACGGCAAGACAAAGACCAAGAACTCCGGCACCAGCGGCGTGGTTGTCTTCAAGGGGCTTGCAAGCGGAACGTGGACTGTTACCATCACCGGCGACGGCAAGACTGCTCAAAAGAATGTTGTGGTCACAACCGATTATTCAACCGTGATTGCATTTTTCGCAGCCACCATCAACATCACCTATCCCGCCGGTTCGACATGCACTTGCTCTGACGGCACAACGACCCTATCCGCTCCTGACACCAGTGGTACATGGGCTTGCATCGTACCGAACGCCGGGACGTGGACGGTGACCTCCACAAGCGGGAAGGAGACCGACAGCAAGACCGTAACTATCACCACGGATGGTCAGAGCATCTCTGTGGAGCTGAGCTATGCGCTGTTCCTGTTCAAACCAAATGCCCCGAGCGACATTATAGCCGGTGAGTGGGAAATGCCTGGGAACAGCACTGTAACCGCAGAAGCAGAATTGGTGGTTAAGTCGGTAAATAACTACAACGGCAACAGAGACATTTCTGCACGTACAAAAGGCCAAATTGACCTGACAGAGTATAGCACGCTTCAAGCGACGTGCAAAGCGTCGGGCGGCTCCCATACAAAATTGGAGGTGTACAGTGGTTCGTCCGTAGTTGCTTCGGCAGCAATCGGTACCAGTCTTACCACGGTAACGGTTGACATATCTGCCCTGTCCGGGCTCCACAGTATCGGTTTTGGCGGTCGCCATACCGCGTATTTGACGATTACGTACACCGCGACGGAAATCAAATTGCTGAAGTAGGAGGGCGGCGCATGAAAACGATTTACATAGATTCCAGCTTTAAGTGTCACACCTCCACCGCCGAGGGGCTGACGCAGATTGAAACGGATGCCTTCGACGGTAAGTGCGACGCTTACATTGAGGGCTACCGCTATATCCCGGCGGGACAGACGTGGACGCGTGCCGATGGCGTGGTGTTCACCGGCGAAATGATTGCCCCGTGGAAGCCGTGGGCGGAGCTGGATGCAGCTCAACGGGAGTATGAGCGAGAGCAATACCAGACGGTTGCTGCTCAGATTAAAGAGCTGGATGAAGCTTATAAGAAAGGGGTTGACAGTCTGTGACACAAGAGGAAAGAAAAAGCATCATGTATGCCCAGGGGAGGGCGAACGCGCTTGCCTTGCAGGAGAAAGCCCCGGACATGACAGGCACCGAACTGAACGCGGCGGATAGCGACATTCCCGGTTTCAAGGCTGCCGTCGCAAACAAAAACATGCTGGAGCGCAAGGCCGGGTTTGTGTGCCGGTCATCTGCTGGCCGTGTGGTGCGGCTGGTGCAGCCCTATGACAGCACTATCTACACCCAGGAGCCGGAGGAACTTCCCGCACAGTGGGGGTTTGCTTGGAGCACCGACCCAGCAAAAGCGTTGCCGTTCGTCGCCTTGGCTACCAGCCCCTACAATAAGGGCGACTGCTGCACGGAAGGCAGTAAAGTGTATCGCTCCACGTTGGACAATAATGTATGGTCGCCGTCCGCATACCCTCAGGGCTGGGAAGAGGTGAACGTATGACGGTAAAGCAAATTCAATGCCTTCTGACCTATCTGGGCTATTCTCCCGGCACGATTGACGGCATCGAGGGCAGGAATACCCAAGAAGCAATTCGGGCGTTTCAAGCCGACTATGGACTTACCGTGGATGGGATACCGGGTGCGGCTACCCAGAAAATGCTCATTGGTGCTATTGCCGGGACGGCGGTAAAGGTGGAGAAGCCGGAGAGCAGCGACGCGCCGAAAACGGGAACATTCTGGGACGATATCCGGTACTTTACCCGTGAGGAATTCCGGTGCCAGTGCGGCGGGAAATACTGCAACGGCTTCCCCGCAGAACCCGCAGAGGAAACCGTCCGCATGGCCGATGAGATACGCCGCCGGGCAGGGGTTCCCCTGAATGTGAATTCCGGTGTGCGGTGCAAGCGGCACAACGCCGAAGTGGGCGGAGTATCCAACTCCCTGCACACCACGGGACAGGCCGTAGACCTCTCAGGGGCTATCTCCCCGGAGAAACTGTATGCCATAGCGCAGGAGGTACAGGCCGAGAAAATCCCTGGGCGGGGCGGTCTGGGGCTGTACGGATGGGGCATTCACGAAGACAACGGGAAGTACAGCCGTTGGAATGGCTGAGAAAGGAGTATGCCAATGGAAGAAACGGAAATCGCTGGGCGGCTTTCTGCGGTAGAACAGCGGAGCAAATCCAACTCCCACCGTCTGGACGCGCTGGAACGGCACACGGAAGCGGTGAACACGCTGGCAACATCCGTCGCCGTCATGGCGGAGAAGGTGGAAGTTACCGGGGAAAAGGTTGACGGCCTCTGCACGGACGTGCAGGAGCTGAAATCCGAACCCGGCAAGCGGTGGAAATCTGTGGTGGAAAGGGTCATCTACATCGTCGTGGCCGCTGTCGTAGGGTTTATTCTTGCCCGGCTTGGGCTGGGCTGATTTTTAAGGAGGAAAACAAAATGATTAACTGGATTGTACGTATCAAGAACAAGAACTTCTGGCTGGCCGCGATTCCCGCGCTACTTCTGCTGGTGCAGACGGTAGCCGCCCTGTTCGGCTTTACGCTGGATTTGGGTGAGATCGGCGACAAGCTTCTGGCCGTGGTGAACGCCGTGTTTGCCCTGCTGGTGATTCTGGGCGTGGTCAATGATCCTACCACCGCCGGTATCGCTGACAGCAAACAGGCAAGAACCTACAGTTCCCCCAAGGAGGACTGATGTGATAAGTGGATAAAGTCCGATGGAATCGGGTGATTCTGGATGAGTTCTGTTCTCTGGCGATTCTTACGCCGCTAGAGGAAAAGATCATCCGCACCCGAGCCGCCGGATGGAGCCAGACAAAACAGTGCCACAAGTTTTGTGTGTCCCAAGCCACTATCACAAGAACGGTTAAAAAGTTGCGGATAGAATACGAATTGTGCAGAAAATACAGTGACAAGCTCCCTGAAAATCTGAAATTCTGATTCTGCGTGACGATTTATTGACGATTTATTGACGAAATCCCGACGAGTAGATGATGATTCTACCGTCGGGATTTTTGTTATTCTATAGGTAGAAGGTGGCCACCTCCTAATATTTTGAAGGAGGACTTCTAATGGAAGTAGAAAAGGATTATGCAAGCAAAGGCGTAGCCGGTGCCGGCCTTGGCACGGGTATTGCCGGTCTGGCGCTGGGCGTGATGAATGCTGCGGGCGGTCTGGGCGCTCTGGCTCTCGGCAACCGCAATCCCGTTCCCCCCGCTCCCGTTATGCCCGCCATGCCCTATGGCTATGGCTGGGGCGGGTGCAGCGAGAACATGCCCGTGAGCCGGTATGAACTGGATCGTGAGCAGCAGCTCGCCGCCAAGGATTCCGAAATCGCGCTGTTGAAGGCAAACGCCTACAACGACCAGAAATCCATTGAGCTGTACGCTTACATTGACGGACAGCTCAAGGACATTCGCAAGACCCTGTGCGATCAGGCCGTACACAATCAGCGCACCGAGGACAGCTTCGCGCTGGTTCGTCAGGACGTGGAATGCGTTCGGGCTGAGCTGTCTAAGGACATCAAGATCGAGGCAGAGCGGCGTTGCTGCGCTGACAATTCCATCGTGACTTACGCCAACGCGACCTTCTATCCGAAGCAGGTTGCCGACGTGACCACCGGAACCGGCACCACGGCACAGACGCTGTACAACCCCCTGCCCAAGTGCGGCGGGTGCTGCAACGGTTGATTCCCGACAATTGGGGCGGCAGCCGCCGCCCCATACTTTCAAGGAGGTAATTTATGATTCCTATGGAAAACGTGCAGGCAGGGCTTGCGAGATTCATTGACAGAAGCATTGCTCCAAGTCTTTCCGGCTGGGACAGAGTTCTGGTTGCCGGGGCTGGGGGGCTGCTTGCCGCAAATTTCCCGAAGATTATTGCCCAGTACGCAGATCATCCCATGGTAAAGGCGCTGGGCGTTTACGATATGGAGCATGGCACTGTGGACGTTGACGCCCTGTACAACGCCGCAAAGCCATACATGGGGACAGAGGCGCTGCCCGTGAAAATCCCCGGAATCGGGCTTACGCTCAAGCTGGGAAAGCAAGATATTGATACGCTGTATGCGTACATTCAGGAGGGCATCAGATGAAAGAAATTAAACTGCTGATGGAGCACATTGAGGACGAGCTGGAAGACGCGCACACCTACGCAGAGCTGGCCGTGGAATACAAGCACGACGACCCGGAGCTGGCAGACCTGTTTTACAGGCTGAGCGGGGAGGAAATGAACCACATGAACGCCCTGCACAAGGCCGTTGTTTCTCACATCGAGGAATACCGCAAGCAGAAGGGCGAACCGCCTGCGGCCATGATGGCCGTCTATGAGTACCTGCACAAGCGGGATATTGAGCGGGCGGAGAACGTCGGAGTGGTGCAGGGGATGTACAAGCGGTAAGCGTGGCAAATTTCGCGTCAAATGGCGTGTCAAATTTGAGCCCTAAAAACGTACCGCACGCAGAAAAATATTAAAATCTGCGGTAATATTTTCCCGCAGAATAGTTCGGAGAACGTGGGAATATAGCTGATAAAGCAATAAAAAAGCCCTAGAATTGATTTCTAGGGCTTTTTCTGCATGGTGACCCGTACGGGAATCGAACCCGCGATTAAAACGGCAAAAAGCGTTGGTATACAACGATTTTTCAAAATCTGTGTCAAATGGCGTGTCAAATTTGTGCTTTTTTATCCGCATTTGACACAAAGAAGTTCCGGAAATCCTGCGCCCGTTTTGCAATGTCTTTCTGTGCCAGATGTGTATATATTTTGTGCATCGTCCCGTCATCTGCCCACCCGCCAATTTCCATTGCTATCTTTTCCGGTATCTGGAGGTGATAAGCCAGAGATGCGAAGCTGTGCCGCAATCCGTGGTTCCCGACTTTCGGCAGGCCGTTGGCGGAACAAATCTCGTTTATCCTTGTGCATATCCACCCGCCGGTCAGGTTGACGACATAGCCTTCCTTGCTATCAACTGCCTTTAGTGCTTCCATCAGCGGCTCAATAATCGGCACCGTGCGCCGGGAGGAATCGTTTTTGTTCTGCTTCTTGTGAACCAGCTTGCCGCCGTCCCCGGCCACTCTTGCCCCGTGGACATATATTATTTCGTTCTTGAAATCGACCTTGTCCCACGTCAGCGCCAGCATCTCCGACCTGCGCAAGCTGGATAATTCCAGCAGGGCGGCAATTTCTATCGATTCCCCTTTTATGGCTTGCAGGAACACCGGTATCTGATCCGGGTCAAGGTACGGCTTTTCGTTGTGTTCCTTTTCCGGCAGGGTCACCCGCGGTCTGCGTCCGGTTTCCTCGAATATCGCGGCGGAGATCAGCATCCACACGTTTTTGATATATTTCGGGGACAGTGATTTTGCTTCCCTGCGGATGGCGGCTTGCCACTGTTCGTCCGTGGTGGTGTACACGTCAGCCACCATCATGCTTTGGAAGCGCTGCTTGCGGTAGGATTCATACGCATAAATCGTTGACGGCGACTTGAACCCCTTCCGGGTCGAAATGTATTTGTCGAGAGCATCCCCCAGCGGCACCCCGTGCTTCATGGGGGCGGCTTTCGCTTCAATGACCCCGTGCTTCATGGCGAGGTATTCCGCCGCGCATTCGTCGTAGGTGTCTTTCGTTATGGATACTGTGCGGCCGTCGATATAGATTCTTGTTCGCCATGACCCTGACGGGAGTTGTATTATAGCCGGGAGTTTTACCCCCGGCTCTTTTTTCTTTCTTCCCATAGCGTATCCCTCTTTTTTGATAATTTGCTTACAGTGAAGTGCAGAAGGCCGAACAGCAGTACAATAACAGCCGCCGCACCTGCCCATACGACCGGAGAAACATTATCAGACTGTATCAGCCCCTGGTCTGGCGCTTGGCTATCCAGAGCCACATAGATTGCCAACACAAATGTCAGCGTAATGCAAACGCCGCACAGCCCGTACACAAGGATTTTGTATGAGCTGCGGACATTCTTTATTTCTTCATTTTGTTTGCCGATGCGGTCATCTCTGGCCGCGACACCAGCCTCCATAATGCGGCTCCTGTCCAGTAAGCGGTCTATCGCCGCGCCCTTCTCGGCAATTATCTCGTCCTTGTATGCTATCTCCTGCCGGAGCTGGTCTATTTCCGCCTGATCTCCGCTTGGGTGAACACCTGCAACGGAATCCATTGACACGCCCATAGCGGCGCACAGCGCGGCGATATGGAAAAAGCCGGGGTTCGATACGGCACCGGAAAGAATCCGGCTTGTTGTGGCGATAGGAACGCCGGACACGTCAGAAAGCTGCTGATTCGTCAGATGGTTCCGGAATTTCTCGTCTTTCAGCCTTTCCGGGAGGGCATCGAAATTCGGCTGCATTTCCTCGATGAATGTTTGGCCTGTATTTGAATCCATAATTCGCCCTCCTATTAAATTTGATACTGGATTGTTCACATTTGATTCCGACGGAATCAGATGTGTGGTTTACTTTCTATAGCTGAAAATGCTATGGTGATATTGCAACCGGCAAGGGACACACCATTCCGGCGGCAAAGCCCCGTCACCTTGTGGCACGGGTGGCGGGGCAATCCTTGATTCTGGTGGAAGATTTACTCGCGTTCGCCTTTCAGCTTCTTTTGCTCACGCTCAATTTGAGCAATGCTCTTTTCCGGCGTAGGCAGGTCTTCCGGCATGGTGCCACCCAAATCTTTTATGGTCTGACGCACCTTCTTCCCAACTTCATAGTGCGTATTATTTGCAGCTTGCTTGCCGCGAATGCCTTCGCGGCGAAGCTTTTCATCCGTCTGGGTGGCGCGGAAGAGATTTGCTGCAAGTTCAGTGCTTCCCATGTGATCCAGTATTCTCTGGCTCTTTTTTAAGCCTTTTCGTGCGTGAATCTCCTTCATTCCCAGTCCGCCGTATAGCCCCTGATAGCCCTTGTTTTGAAATATTGCGTAGTCCCGTGGATCTTCAATTCCGGCCATTTGTGCCGCTTCCGCAAGAGACTTGTTGTGAGCGGTCATCTCATCACGAATTGCCAATCGTTTCTGATCTTCGGAAAGCTGGTCGTAGTTGTCAATCAATTCCTGCTGACGCGTTTTTACCGCAAAATATGTCTGACCGACAGCTATTACGGGCTTAGAAGGGTCGCCGTTCATCACAATCAGGTAACACGCATAGCGAGTTAGTGCATAATCACTAATTTTACGGACACTTCCGGTGTTCATTTTTGTGAAACTGGTAACTTCGCCGAAATTGTCTTCGATAGAAATTCCACTGTTCTTGCAGGCGTCCATCGCCTTAAAGAGAATATTTTCAAAGTTTCTCCAGTCCGCATATTGAAGAACTCGCGCAAGTTCTCTGGCGAGCCAATATTCCTGGCCATATTCGTCAATGTGCTTTATGCTTTCAAATGTTTGCTCGGAATAGCTTTCCAATTCATATCCTTCCATGCGTCATACGTCCTTTCCAACTATTTATATCAGCGCCAAACTGGACAATTCTACAGGGAAATAATACCACGCTCGACATATAATTTCAATGAAAAGAAAAATTTTTTGTGCAATTTTTTAATTAGTCCGGTTTATTGGACAGATAGTATGTTATAACTAGCGCATAAGCCGAACAGGCGTTCGATAATGATAAAAAGTAAAGGAGAGGTAGAAATGACAGCGGACGAAAAGGGCTTTATCAGCGTTTACCGGACATTAACAGATGAAAACAAACGGAGGCTTCTGTGCTTCTTTTCCGATCTGCTGTCCAAACGGCCACCACTTGATAAAACCGCAGATTGTGGTATAATAAGTGATGAAACCAACGAAAAACCAACTGTGGAGGTGTAAAAAATGTGTAAGCCAGTAACTTCTATGGAACTTGAGTTAACCAAAGAGCAGGGGGAAAAGCTATTCCATCCAACGATGAAAAAGAGCACCGTAGAAAAGCTCGACCCGGAGGCATTGGAGTTTTCAGCATGGATTCTGCACGATCTGGGCTGGCTCACGCAGCAGGGAATGCTGGAAGAAGCCATGAGCCGAATCAAATGGTACGCAGAGCTTAACCAGGAAGCATTCCTCAAGGCCTGTTCCAATGGATTGACGGTGATCCTGAATGCTCTTCGGTAAACCTGGCCTGAGCAGCTTTCCGGCAGGCCTCACATTCCGGGGAGCTGCTCCACTGACCGTTGCAGCCAGTAAAGGAAGCAACAAACACTTCTTCCCACAGCGTGGAGCGAATAAAGACATTTTCGGGTCTGCCGGTAATCGGGCAGTCTACCTGATAGGTTGTTTCCTTCATACCCATAATTATTCTCCTTCTTTTTGCATTTCTTTCAGTGTAAGCGCGTAAGCGTACCACGCCCCTTTTTCCTCAGTAGACAAAGAACGGTACATCCGAAGAATATTTTCCTCCCCGATGTCATTAGGCATCGGGGCTTTTTCTGTTTCGCCAGGAGTTTTTGATGGTTCTTCGCCAAGCAATTCAGAGACGGGGAGACCGAAATACTTGCTTAGTTTTCCGATTACATCCGGAGAAGGGATCTCCGTATTGTTTGTTTTCCACTTTGTTACAAGGGATTTGCTAATCCCCGCTTCTAGGGCGCCGCGGCTTACGGACACACCCTTTTGTTTACACAGATATGCAAACCTGTCATAGAACACAATATCACCTCTGTTATTTTGTGCATAACGACAAAGTTCACAAAATTCAACTAAACCCCTTGACAAGGTGAAAAACGTAAACTATAATGGGGTCATGAGTTGAAAACGGTGAACACATATGCGTCATATTTGTTGGCGCTTTTATGATAGCATATAAGTTCACATTTTTCAACAATTATTGAGGGAAGGAAGTGGAAAATGTTGCCTAAAAATTGGACGGGAGATTTGGTCGGTTTGATGCATGTGCATAAAATTTCCAAGAAACAGCTCGCCGATCATATCGGTGTAACGCGGGAATATGTCAGTTTAGTCCTGAATGGACACAGGGAACCGAAGGGGGCAGAGGAACAGTTCAAAACCGCTGTTAACGAGATCATTTCCAATGCGTCCTCGTCTTAGCGGAAGGTGAATCTTAATGGGACAAGCCTGGGAGGGGGTGAGAGAATGACAATGGAAGAAGTGATTGCAAAAGTTGAGCAGGACAGTCAGCCGGAAAAAGTTTTGATAAGCATTCCGGAAGACAAGCGAAAGAGAATCCCGGACGAAATTTGCAAGATTCTAATGGGAAACGGCCTTTCGCTCCAACAAGCAGAAATGTTGCTGGCCATTGCGAAAAGCCGTCTCCGAAAGGCGATTATTTAATTTTCGCTGGCTCCAAACAAATCGTGCATCATACCATAGCTTTTTACTCGCACGGTAAACAAAGATCCGTTTGGGGCTGTTCCGGTATCCGTTTCAATACATTCCGGAACGTTTCCCAGCGCAATGACCCCGGCTTTCAGCTGCTCATAGACGTCAACCGGAAACGCCTGCCCGCAATTCGGGCATTCCATTGATGGCCGGTTTTTGAAAGCCTCTGGACGCAACTCGAAAGAACACTTGCATTTCTCGCACGATATCAAAACTTTGAAATCCATAAACGTGCCTCCTTATTTGTACTCGGCCATCCGACCGGTATGAACATTATAAGCGGGTGCGCCGGATAAATCAACAGGAGGTGAGCAGCAACGGCGTACATTTTAATCAGCTTTTTCGCGTTCTTGCTTGTCGCCCGGTGCGGCATGATCGTCGGGGAGCTGGTATTCAGCATGGAAGAACCAAAAGAAAAAATCAGTAAAGGAGGAAATGAAAATGCCTGATGAAATCAAACGGTGCGCTGAGAGCGCGGCAAAGGCTCTGAACAGCATCCCGGTGGACAAGCGGGAAATTGCCGCAAGGCTGGCCGAAACCTACGCCGCCGGTCTGGCCGTGGGTATGGAGCTGGCCGAGGCCGACAAGCCCAAGGACAAGGAGGGAGCTTAAATGCCTAGAATCCGGCAGTATGCCGAGCGCTACGCAGTGGAAGATCTCTGGAAGGAAATCGACCGCTGCTGTCCCCTGGCGGGGATTCAGAGTGATAACGCTGTAGCGCTGGAAGAAAAAACCGGGGTAGACCATCAGACCCTTCGGAACTACCGGAAGGGAAAAACCGAAATGCGGGTAAGTGTCCTGAAAAAGCTGGTGACCACCCTCCACCCAAACCCGGCGGTGATCCTGAAAACCCTGGGGTACTCTGAGAAGGAGATACGGGCGTTTGCAAGGGAATGGCAGTGATTTGAAATCTACGGCAGAATGCCGAAATTGAAAGGAGTTATTTATGGCGTACAAAGTTGGGGATAAGGTGCGGATTGTGAGTGAGCGGCCTGATTCCAAAAATTATGTTGACGGAATGGTACGATTTCTCGGAAAAGAAATCACAATTAGCAAGGTGTGTAAAGAATTCGGCACCGCCTACTACTACAGTGATGATGCAAAGCCGAAGGACCCGATTCAGGAGTGTTTCTGCAAGTGGCTTGGCGTTCCTGGCTACTTTTTCAGGGATGAATGGATTTCCGGCCTTGTGGAGCCTGCGCGGGAACCCTGCACCGTGGAACTCCGCTTTGACGGGATGATTACCACGGCCACGCTGAAACGTGGCGGGCGGGACGTGAAGACCGCAGAAGCCCGGTGCAATCCGAAGGATACCTACAGCAGAGCGGAGGGCGCAAGGGTCGCCGTTGATCGGCTGTTTGAGAAGAAGCGCAAGGAGGACAAGCCGAAGATCGGGGACAAGTTCGTTGTCACGGTAAAGGGCGGTAAGGTTGACCACGGTTTCGGCATCGGTGACATTGTTACGCTGGTACGTATCCAGCAGGACGGATGTTTCGGCTTGGTTGACAAGAGCGGCTTCATACAAGTACTTCATCCGAGTGAGGTTCGCCCCTACAAGGAGAAATCCAAATGATGCCAAGATGAAGGGAGATTGAAAGTGATGAAAAAGCGGCTTGCAAAGAAGCGCGCAAAGGCATTTCTGGAAGGCCGGATGGCGTACCCAAAAATTGGGGATACGTTCCTCTATAGCACCGATGGTGACTACTGCGTAAAGGTGGTTGCCGTGATGCCGGAACCTGTTCGGCGGGAGGTTTACGCCTACGCCCGCCGGGCTGGGTGGGATGGCAACCACTGGGACGCGCCGGATGTGCTGAGCACTTTGTATCCGGATGAGGTGGCAAAATGATGCCGAACGAGGTTGCCCAGCTTCGCACCATGGCGGAGATGAACCGCCGCTTGCGCCGGGAAAATGAGCATCTGCGGGAATCCCTTTTGATGGAATCGAAGGGAAGCAAGGCGTTTGACGATGAGAACGCGGAGCTTTTCGACGTAGTCCATAAAAACCACGACAGGAGGTGAGGATATGGCAAGCAGGAACAAGCCCGTGGATGCCCGGTGGGAGCCGGTGCCGGAGAACCGGAAGCCGTTCAGTATCAGGGAATGTGTTTTCCGGGTTTGCCCCTATGCGGGGCTGAATCTGGTGCTTTTCTGGTGGCAGCAGGCCGGTTTGCTGGCAGACAAGGCGGCAGTTCCCGCAATGTGGGTGTGCGCTATCCTGATGGGTGCCGGTATCGGGCGTTGCATCAGAGGGCGATAAAAAGCCGCCCCCGATGTTACAGCACCGGGGACGGCAAGCGATATAAAAATCTCTTCCATTTACACAGTATATCAAATAAAGAAAGGAAAGTCAATGGACGTTTTTGATAGCATAGAGCCGTGGCGACAGGCTGAACAGTTGGCGGCGGATGCCGACTTTCGGGAAGCGGCACTCCCGAAGTGTGCTAGGTGCGGATATCCCATCACAGACAGCAAACTGGTATATATCCCGGCGCATGATGAGTTCTACTGCCTGGATTGCATCGATTCCATGACGGAGTTCAACGAGGAAGCGGAGGTGGAGGAATGATACGGAAAATTCCAACCGCGACCATGAGCAAAGAGGAATGGACAGCGCTGCGCGCTACCACCATTGGTGGTTCGGATGCCGCCGCCATTCTGGGTCTGAACCCCTACAAGTCACCGTATGCCCTTTGGGCGGAGAAAACCGGGAAGGTCATCCCGGAGGATATTTCCCAGAAAGAGGCGGTACGCCTTGGCACGGACTTGGAGGAATACGTAGCAAAGCGGTTCACAGAAGCTACAGGGAAAAAGGTGCGCCGGGAGAACTACACCGTATTCCGGGACGATATGCCCTACGCCCACGCCAACTACGACCGGCTGGTCATCGGTGAACGGGCAGGATTAGAGATCAAGACCACGAATGCGCTCCACTTGAGCAAATTCAAGAACGGCGAGTTCCCGGCTACTTACTACGCGCAATGCTGCCATTACCTTCTTGTGTCCGGCCTTGATCGCTGGTATCTGGCGGTTCTGGTTCTGGGCATTGACTTCAAGGTATTCGTCATCGAGCGAGACGAGGCAGAGCTGGAAGCCCTGAAAGCGGCGGAGGAAAACTTCTGGGAGAACGTTCAGAGCGAAACACCCCCGGCCATTGACGGCATGGATTCCACCATTGACGCCCTGAACGCAGAGTTCCCGACCAGCGATCCGGACACCGAAATGGACCTGACCGGTTGCGCCGTTGATTTGGTGATCATGGACGAATGCCGCCAGCAGATCAAGGCGCTGGAAGAAAAGAAAGCCGCCGCTCAGGCGCGTATCATGAAGACCATGGGAACCGCCGAGCGGGGCGGATACGGGAGTTACAGCGTCACATGGAAGACGCAGAAACGCTCCACGTTCGATAGAAAGAAGTGGGAGAAAGACCATGGAGAAATCCCACAGGACTATTTCAAATCTTCGGAAAGCAGAACTTTCCGGTTCAAAAAGGAGAATATTTAATGGCAAACATGATTCAGAACGCCACCGCTTCCACGCAGGCGGTAGCAAAAAGCAAGAAACCCAGCAGCATTCAGGACTACATTGAGGTTATGAAGCCCGCCATTCAGGCGGCACTTCCCAGCGTGATGACCCCGGAGCGGTTCAGCCGCATTACCCTGTCTGCACTGAGCGCCAACCCGAAGCTCAAGGAATGCACCCCTCAGTCTTTCCTTGGCGCTATGATGACCGCCGCACAGTTGGGCTTGGAGCCGAATACCCCTCTTGGGCAGGCTTACCTGATTCCTTTCCGCAACCACGGACGGATGGAGTGCCAGTTCCAGCTTGGCTATAAGGGCTTGATCGACTTGGCGTACCGCTCTGGCGAAGTCTCCATTATCCAGGCGCACACCGTGTACGAAAATGACGATTTCCAATATGAGCTTGGCCTTGACCCCACACTTCGGCACGTCCCTGCCAGAAGTAACCGTGGAAAGCCTATTTTTTACTATGCAATTTTCAAAACAAAAACTGGTGGATATGGCTTCCAGGTGATGAGCATTGAAGATGTAAACACCCATGCCAAGCAGTATTCCAAAAGCTACAGCAACGGCCCGTGGCAGACCAATTTTGACGAAATGGCGAAGAAAACCGTGCTGAAAAAGGTGCTGAAATACGCCCCCTTAAAGTCCGATTTTGCAAGAGGCATCGCTCAGGACAACACTATCAAGACAGAAATTGCCGCCGACATGGCAGAAATCCCCGATGTGACGGACTACATTGATGTGGATGCAGAGACAGGCGAAGTCATCCCACAGGAGGCCGCAAATGCTTAACCAAATCAGCGTGCAGGGAAGAATCGTCCGAGACCCGGAGCTTCGCCGCACTGCTTCCGGAAAGGCTGTGACCAGCTTCACGCTGGCCTGTGACCGGGATTTCAAGAATCAGCAGACCGGCGAGAAGGAAGTTGACTTTATTGAATGTGTCGCATGGGGCGGCACCGCCGAAATGGTGGAGAAGTACTTCCATAAAGGCCAGATGGCCGTAGCGACCGGCAGATTACAGTTGCGGGACTGGACGGGCAAGAACGGCCAGAAGCGCCGCACGGCGGAGATTCTTGTAAACAACATCTATTTCTGCGGCAGCAAGGAAAGCGGCACTCAGGCCAGCTCTGGGGCTGACAACGGATACAGCACACCGGCGTATCAGGCTCCCGCCCCTGCGGCGAACTTCGTAGAGTTGGAAGGAGAGGACGAGCGATTGCCGTTCTAGTCCGGAAAAATCAATCTTTCCTCAAAAAGATTAACAGTATAGTTTGTATTTTCCCTTGGCGGTGGGAGGGAAACCGCCAACTCCAAAGGAAGGCGCGAAAACGTGACGATTGAATTTACGATTCCCGGCGTTCCGCAAGGGAAGGAGCGCCCCCGCTTCACCCAGAACGGTGAGACATACACCCCAAAGAAAACGAAGGACTATGAAAAGCTGGTGGCATGGGCATACCAGTGCGAAGCCCACGGGGCAAAGTTCACCGGTGCTATCCGGGTTGACATTGCGGCGATCTACCCCGTTCCCCATTCGTGGAGCAAGCGCAAGCAGGCCGAAGCGATTGACAATCGGGTTCTCCCCATGGTGAAACCCGACTGGGACAACATAGGCAAGATTGTGTGTGATGCCCTGAACGGTATCGCCTACAAGGATGATGCAGCTATCACAGACGCCACAGTCTGCAAGCGGTACGGCACCCGCCCATGCGTGGCGGTTCGCCTCACCGGAGAGGAGGCACCCCGTGACACAGTGTGAGATGGAAGATGAAGTAAGAAGCCAATTCACTTTTTACCGCTCGTTTTTTGAAGCGGTTTTCAAGATAAAAAGTAAGGCCGCAAAGGCAGAAGCCTATGACGCTATTTGCAAATACGCTCTGTTTAACGATGCTCCGGACGTAGACAAAATGTCTGACGCCGCCGCCATTGCCTTTATGCTTATCAAGCCGAATCTGGACGCAAGCAGGCGGAAAGCAAAATCCGGGAAAAAAGGAGGAGACACCAAGCAAATAGCAAGCAAAGTGGAAGCAAATAGCAAGCAAAGCGGAAGCAAAGTGGAAGCAAACGATAAGCAAGAGCAACCCGCAAGCGAGATAGAGAAGGAGAAAGAGAGAGAGAAAGAGAACGAATGTTATCCCCCTAACCCCCTTGCGGGGGGAAGCGAAAAGAAAAAGCGATTCACCCCGCCTACGGTGGAGCAGGTGGCGGAGTATTGCCAGGAAAAGGGATACCACATTGACCCGGAAGCCTTTGTAGCGTTCTATGCGTCGAAAGGCTGGATGGTTGGCAAAAGCCCCATGAAGGATTGGAAGTCCGCCGTTGTCACCTGGACGAAGAGTGAAAGGCAGAGAATAGGCAACGCAAATACCCGCAGCGGCTACACCAGCGGCGTTGACCGTCTGGCGGAGATGTACAGGGAGGAATTTGGGAATGGATAAACAGGAAGCGTACCAGATTCTCACGCTTTTACAGGCAAATTATCCCGATTCTTTTCGGGGAATGTCCAAAGAGGCGGCAAACGTGAAAGTCAATCTTTGGGCGGATATGTTCTCCGAGGAGCCATTTGAGGCCGTTGCCGCTGCTGCAAAAGCGTACATAGCGACGGATACCGGCGGCTTTATGCCCACCATCGGGAAGCTGAAAGATATGCTCCATCGGATGCAGTCGCCCCAGCAGATGACCCAGATGGAGGCATGGGGGCTGGTTGCCGGTGCGCTGAGAAACAGCGTATACGGCGCAGATGACGAGTTCCGGAAACTGCCGCAGGCGGTACAGCGGACGGTGGGAAGCCCCGCCCAGCTCAAGGAATGGGCGCTGATGGACGCAGAAACGGTGCAGTCCGTGGTTGCATCGAATTTCCAGAGATCCTTCCAAGTGTGCCAGAAGCGGGAGGACGATTACCAGAAGCTCCCCGGAGCGGTAAAGAGCTTTATCGCCGAGTTGGCCGGGAAGATGGAATTTGAAAAGCTACCGGAAGGCGGTGGAGTATGAAAAACGAAGTAGACGGGGGGAAGGAAAGCCCCTTTTGCAGAAACTGCACGCGGGACGATTGCCCCACCAACGGGGACGGCTGCAAGGCATGGGAAACGTATTTCATCGAGAACTGGAACAAAAACATCATGAAATCAATTGGAAACCACAAAAAACAACGCCAATTTTTTCGGTATGAACACCCGGATTTGGTGAGAGAGGGGATTGTTTTTGAGCATGAGCAAGGCGAAAATGTACGGCTGTTTCAAGCCGGAGCCGGTGAAGCGGAATTGCACCCCGCCCCGGTGGGGGAAAGTTCCTCGGGGGAATAAAGGGAAACAGAAAGGAAATGCAAAATGAAAGGTTACAAAGGATTCAACCCCGGCTTGATCTGCAAGGATAAGCAGTATCAGGAAAATACCGTCTTCGAGGAACCGGAGGCGAAAATCTGTGAAAAGGGAATGCACTTTTGCGAAAGCCCCTTTGACGTGCTGGATTGTTACGATTTGATTCGCTCTGATGGAACGCCGAACGAGTTTGCCGAAGTTGAAGCGCTGGACGAGCCAAAGACGGATGATAAGAAAAAATTCTGCTCCCGAAAACTGAAAATCGGCGTAAAACTGGGACTATCCGGATTTATCAAGGCATGTGTGGATTTTGTACTGGAAAAGACTATTGCTGAGACGCCGAGTGAAAACGTTGATTCCGGGGACTCCGCCCAGATTGGCAGTTCCGGGAACTCCGCCCAGATTGGCAGTTCCGGGAACTACGCCCAGATTGGCAGTTCCGGGAACTCCGCCCAGATTGGCAGTTCCGGGCACTACGCCCGGATTGGCAGTTCCGGGGACTACGCCCGGATTGGCAGTTCCGGGCACTACGCCCGGATTGGCAGTTCCGGGAACTCCGCCCAGATTGGCAGTTCCGGGGACTACGCCCGGATTGGCAGTTCCGGGAACTCCGCCCAGATTGGCAGTTCCGGGAACTCCGCCCAGATTGGCAGTTCCGGGAACTCCGCCCAG